CCGTTAGTTCCAACTTGATAACCTTGGCCAAGTTTAAGAACATTTCTATCTCCCCAAACTCTTCTAATTTCTAAGACATTTGGTTCTGTTCCGTTACCTCTATCTCTTGCTTGTTTTATGATAACAGTATTATCTACACCATCAATTCCTTCTGATGATGTCCATTGTTTGATTATGTTGTCGTAACCGACTTGGGTTATATCGAGTTCGAAGTTATCTCCCTCTTGTAGAATTGTGATTTCATTATCATCAGCGGAAACCATAGGGGTCAAAAAGACCCCTATAATTAATGTCAATATTGATTTAGTTATATAATCCATAGTAATATCATCGTTAAGATAACTCCTTTACCGAATGCTAACCATATCATATGGTAATCATCTAGTCTCATGGCTTTTTGAAATCCAACAATTTGAGTTTCATGCCATTCACGGAGTTTTGATAACATATCTATCATACGACCTCCTCTTTTTTTGTTGTCGTAGTTATATTTAGTTAGATTGGTTGATGTAAATGAAGATTTCATCACCACCATTTACTGTTATAACACCCTCATAAGTTGGAACTCTAGTGTCTAATCTTACTGAGGCACCTGGTTGAAATACCAATCTTATCTTTCCTTCAACCTCTCTATAGAATACAAGACCACCATCTTCAACAAAAATGTTGTATTGTGAGTCTGCATTCTTACCAAAATCTGCACCTTTTATATTAAAATCTGATGCACCAACTTTGGTTGCTTGTCTATCTTCTAATTGTTCTGTTGTTTTAATTAATTCTTCAACAACATCTAACATATCAACCAAGAAATCTGCATCTAAAAAGTCTATGTCAATTGAACTATATCTTGCATCATAGTTTGGGTCTTCTGCATATGAATCATAATCTCTTTCTAGTTCATTGAACTCTAAGAAATCTACATCGAGTATTCCTTGGTCTTGATTATTGTCTTCTCTTGCCTGTTCTTCTACTGCTTGTTCTACTGCAGGTGGTGGGGCAACAATAAACATATTGTCTATTTGATTGACTGTTAAATTTGTTATCGTAACAGGTGATGTTGGTGCCGAATCAAAACTCGAAACCATTGTTGCTTGAAATGCCTTATCTAAGACTATTTCTCCACCATCGTTTATTACTGTTATTTCTCCTGATGCATCACCAAATCTATCAGGAAGCAAAACTATCAAACTCCTTCCGAGTTCGTCAATGGTTGTTGTAAAATCTGTCCCACGGATTGCTATTTGTGCCGTAGGTGTTCGTATGTCTATATTAGACTTGTTTATTTTTTGACCTGCACCTGAAGCGAATCTTGCCGTGCCTTGCATCATTCTCAAAGACATCTTAGATAAACTAGGATTTGGGTCGTAGTATACTTCGTCTATGTATACCTGTGTATGTTCTGTAAGTGCAAGTTCCTCATCATCAAGGAACTCTATCAGCATTCTGCCGTTACCTGTTATTGCCTCATCGTAGAGAACAATTCCTGTTCCAACATCATTGCCTATTTCTGTATTGTTTCTAAGAACTGAACCTATGCCAGTTGATTCAACAATATCTCCAATGGGGTCTGAATGAACGGACCCCATGAAGAGTAAACTGCTAAGAATCGTTAGATGTATCTTTCTGATTGATTTGGATAGTGGAGTTATCACTTGTAATGTCCAAAGTAATCTCACCTTTACAAGTAGAAATACCTGTTGGGCATGTTCCACTTAACTGATTGATGTCTACATCTGCAGAATCACCATTCAATTCAAAAGTGATGTTATGATAAGCACCATCTTTTTGCAATGTGTTGATGTTGTTTGAAGCACCTGTTATATCAAAATTCCAGGTTGCATCATCTGATTCAACATCTACATCAAAAATATTGGAGCTACCAATTACTATTAAATCAAAATCTAACCTCTCTGCTTGTGCAACTGAACCTTGGTCAAAGTCCATTGTGTTTGAGTCACCAGTTATGTCTACTAACATATTTGTAGAATCAGAAGAACCAGTATCTCCAATTAACCAATCAAACACATTACTATCACCATTAAATTCTAGTGTGTAAGATGAAGAATCGGCTGTCAATGTTCCATAAAGTAAGTTCTCGTTACCTAGCTGGTCGATGTTGAAAGTCAATGAAGAACCTGTTATCGGCATCGCAGAGGAACCATCTGCAAAATTGTTAAGTCCCATTTTGTTACCGTAACCAATCTGGTCGATATATAAAACTAAAGTATCACCAGACTGAGTGATGTTGATTTCATTGTCATCATCAGCAGCTGCAAACAGAAAAGGTGTAGAAATAAATATACTTAGCGCTAATAGATATTTTTTCATTTTTCTTTTCCTTCTATTTCCCAAAAGCCCCTATCATGCCCTTGGTGGATTAATTCGAACACGGCCGCTTCAATAGCAGACCTTGTTGCATATGTCACCGACTCATTATTTCCCACTCCGTCCTCGAATTCAACTAATTGTGTTCCTTCTTCAATGAATCGAAACACATCGCCTCCTCCGCCATAAGAAAGGATAGTCTTTCTTGTTTGGACATTCAATAATACTTCACCAGTAAGAACTGATACCGCCCTTAAAGAAACTGTAACGGCATCTTTTCTATACATTCTACTCATACCAATCCCTAATGTTCTGGCACCTCGGCCACCACTTTCAAGATTGGTATCGTAACCAATAATTCCACCCTCGATAATCATTCCTGCAAATAAAAGTGGTGCAACACCTGGAGATTCCTCTCCCTTTTTCTTTGCAATGTCATCACGAGCAGACCTAATAATTTGTCTTTCTCTAACCAGATGGTCTAAACCTTGTCGTTCAACTACTCTGAACCATGTTCCACCACCTGCTGTTTTTAGTGCATCAATTAACATCTCAGTTCCACCTTGTGATACTGCAGTTGAAAAAGATGCAATGTTGTCTTGTGCTTTTCTTTGACCTGTTTTGTCGTCAAACTTATAGACTGCAACTACAGGTTTATCTTGAGCTGCGGGAAGTGAAAGTAATTCTATGTAACTTGGAAGTTTTACTGCCTCTGGTTCGTCAACACATATGAACGGCATTACTCGTTCAAAAGTTCTTCCCGCTGCCTTGGCATAGTTCCACAAATCATGGTTGTATTCTTCACCCCATGTTGCAGGATTACATTCTTGTGGGTCGTTTGAAAATCTCGGAACTGACGCGCAAGATGTAAGTATAATTGCTAGACTAACCGCCGTCAGAACCCGAACCATCGCCGTCGCTCCCGAAGTTTCCACTTCCAATTGGAATTTCTATGATTGTCTCTGAACCTTGGTCATCAACAATAGTCATTCTAATGAATTCTGTTCCATCTTCATTCGTTATAACTTCATAGGTTACTGTTGAACCCTCTAATACGAATGAACCGAATCTAACTGGATTATCATTGTTAAACATATTCTCAACTAACTGTTTTGCCATTTGAGCATAGATTCTTGATTCCAAATTTCGGATAAATTTTGCTAAGGTGGTATTATTTTCTTCTCTCTCGGCAGCTTTTCTGGCAGCCTCTAAAGCTTCTTCGATTGCTTTCTTTCTGGAGAACTCTTGGTTTTCCACGGTCAAATAATGAGATGCAGTTCCTACTCCTGAGAAACTAGGATTTTTAAACTTATGGACTATCTCTGTTGCAGATAGTGGAAAAGATAAAAGCATAATTATGAAACATGCTGGTAAAATTAATTTCATTTTCCCTCCTCGATTCTTTTTTTCTTTTCGTTTTCACGATATTCTAAAACTACATCAACCTTTTGTTGTAGTCGAATAAGGTCTTGGTCTAACATACGGACTTGGTCGATTAATCTAATTAATGCCATATGTTGTTCTTCGATTTCTGGTTCTAATTTTTCACCGACAAACCACCAGATATAATAGATGAAGTATCCCATTCCAACGGACATCACTATCGGAAATCCGTAATCGGAGATTAATTGTGCCACTTCTGACATTAATCCCTCCTAGCATCTATCTTCTCGTCTTCTATAAAGTTCTCTGCCCTTGCGACTCTCTCTATATCAGGTCTAAGTTCTAATGCTGATGATACTAACATGTCGATTTTAATCATTTCATTCGACATGGTTCTGGCTCTATTTTCTAAAGACTTACAGAACATTGTTAATGTTTTGATGTCATCTACTACACCCTCTAAGATTTGTTTAATGACGATGAAGATGAAAAATCCCATAATGATTGCACCTGCAATCGGAGCACCCACTTCACCTATCAAATTAAACAATTCTTCCATGCCTTTATTTATACTTTTTGCTTTCTTCCGAGTAAAAAAAAGGGTGTCTAAAACACCCTTTTAATGACTAAGTAGTCTAAGTTTATTTCATCTGAGAATGGATTGATTTAATCACTTCTGCTTTTGAACCTGAAACTTTCACCTTGAGGTTTTCCTTTTCTGCAAGTTGAATCAACTGAACCTTAGTTAGTTTCTTTAACTCTGCCTGTGAAGGAGCTTTCTTTGCAGGTTTCTTAGATACTACTTTCTTTGCAACAGGTTTATCTTTTTTGTTAAAACCAAAATGATACACTACTGCAAGAACTATAATGCCTAGAATAACATATTCCATAATTTATTTCCTCTCGTTTATACTTATTTATCCAACAAAGGATTCTTATCCTTTGCCTTACCAATTGCTAATGCAAGAACTTCTAAGTATTTATATACTTTAGCCCAAAGTTTATCGTCTGCTGGTGTTGGTGTTAAAGCAACAATAACACTACAGATTGATATCACAACTGGTATTACCATTAAAATGTTCCAAATTCCCATAATAAATTCTGCGATTGCTGTTAGCATATACGCCTCCTTTATTTGAATTAATATCGGACTTATTTAGGTTTTATTACTGCCAATTGAGTATTTAGTTGTCAATTTCCACTCATTTTTCTCTTTAAATGGTATAATTTTGACTTGGGAAAGGGGTGCAATAGGGTTCTTTATCTTATCCATATCAAGGACTTTGATAAGATTCCATTGTTGGAGTAGGTTACAAATAGTGTTTCTTCGACCAATATCGTTCTCGTCTATGTTGGTTGGTTTACCATCAAGTGCAAATAGTTCTTTGAAATGCACAATGTAATACTTACCTCTCTTATGTAAGATATGACATGATTGGAAAAGTTCTTGTTCTTTGCGAGAGGCAACACCAATTCTGGAAAGTGTTTCTCTGATTTTAAGAAAATCGTCCTCTTGTTCAAAGGAGATTTCGACTAGTTGTTCTACTAAAGGGTCTATTTCATTCATTATTTCTACCACCAAGTTGCATTCTATTTTTCAACTCACGATACTGTTTATCAGATAGAAGTGATGCATATTCTTTTGCCTCTCTTGTTGATACCTGATAATACTGCTTGATTACATCGAGTTTCTTTGAGATATAAGGCTTACTCCATTTGGAAAACCTTTGTCTTCTTCTAAGGGTATTTAGAAAAAATACATATTGAAGACGACTCTCAGTAGAGTGTCGAGTATTCATTTCGTTGGTCAAAAAGATACAATCTTCGTGATAGGATAACGATTTGTTTACTAGGAATGGTTGATATGCTTTCTCTTCGATATCATCAACCATGATATCTTTTTTGTCGTAAGAGACCGACTTTACAAAATCAAAAGGATTTCTTTTAGACATATTTTAAATATGCATCTACAAGTTCTGAACCTGTTAATGCCTTTCCAAATATAAAAGTTTCTCCCTCTGAGGTTGTTCTTCGAACAGTTCCGTTATTGTATTGAACATCTACAACACCTTTACCATCTTCTGTATCTTGTGGTCTGGTGTCATAAAACATTGAACTTAGTGAATGTGCATGTATCGATTTAACTTGTTTTGCCCACTCCTCAGCAGCCAATAAGTCTCTCTGATATTGAACTCTATCATCATATTGTGTCATGTGTTATCTCCGTCTCTATATTTAATTTTTGATTTATCAAACAATCTATTTGCCTGTCTTTGAAAAGACAATTCGATTTGTTTATCTAACCACTTTCTAAACCATTTTCTGAGTTTACCCATTTTTAAATTTACACTCCGACATAATTTCAGTTAAACATGCTGTGAAATTAATTTCACTATCCATTGAGAATGCAGATTTGTATTGATAGTCTGCAATGATAAGAACACAAGCAGGTATAGAAGATGGTTCTAATTTTGATTCAAGTGCATTGAACACCTTTCTATAAAGAGTGTTGAAGTCGTTGTCTGAATTTGCACCGACCCACTTTCTCATATCTGACCATTTCTTATCTCTAATCATATTTATTAATGGTGTTAGTTTCTCTTCTGATAATGTAGATAACAACCCACTATCGATAACACCACTTGCACCATATCTTTGAATCTCATTTAGACATCTTCGAAAATCTGGAAAGAATTTCATAATAAGTTCTGCAAGAACTTTGTTGTCTGTTTTGATTCCTTCTGCATCACAAATTTCATTACATCTTTTCATCATTTGTTGTGCAAG